AGAACCATAGTTATCACTTGAATAGTGTCCATAGTTCCATTTATTAACTATATTTGTATTTATCATAAATACCTCGCTTTCATAAAATTGGTATAATATAGATAAAATGACAAATCAAGAAAAAAAAGCATAAAAAGAGAAAAAAAGGTATTTTAGGGATTGACTCTTATATATATATGTATATTGTCAAATCATAATTAAAATGAAAGTGAGAATATATGGAAAATTGGTTTAATAGTTTATCCATTAAAGAATTAAGAACATGGATAAAAAATTTTGAAAATTCACATCTTGGTATGTTTTTAGATAATCAGCCAACAGAAAAAGATATTTTAAAAGCTAAAGAGATATTAAATGAAAAAAGAAATAATAATTAATCTAGTTAGTGGTTTAATATCAATAGGTATTATGACACTATTTATATACTTCTTAATTGGTTCAGTACCAAGTCTATATAATTAAAATAAACAAATAATTAAAAGAAAAGGGCCTTTTTAGGCCTTTTTTTATGTCTGGGGCAAATCTAACCAAATAATAAAGAAATTAACTGAATTAATACTTAAACTACTTCAATAGCACTATAATAAGATAATATAGATATAAGAGAGCATAGAGAGAGATATACAGCTTTATTGTTGGTTTATATAGGTTTTGGATCTGATTTAATGAATGGTGTTGCTTTTAAAAAGAAAACATTAAGCAACTGCTTTAAGGGTTCTTTTTAGTATTTTATTGTAATAATTTAACATATTCTTAACAATTATTAAAATAATAAGAGAATATATAGATTAATTTACTATGAAATATAATTTATTTAATTTGATAATATTATATTTATAAGATTAACAACCCCATTCAGTCAAACTCACTAAAAATAGTAACCCATTTCAATACAGGAGCAATCCTCTAAAGGTTTTAGTTTAGAACTTAAACTAGAACACAAATTTATAGGTGTAATATGAAAAAGAAAAAAGCAAAAGCAAAAGTAAAGGTTTTAGACTTTTCTGAGTTTGTTAAACAAATAAATCAGAAAACTGTATTACCTAAAAGTGCAGGTAATAACTTGGTTAAAAATACAGATGTCGCTAGTATGGTTGATTATCTGAAGGGGGAGAAGAAAGATGTTTAATGAACAAAATAGTAATCCCCTACAAACCTAGAAAATTACAACAAGAAGTCCACGAAAATTTACAACGCTTTAATGTGTTGGTTTGTCATAGACGATTTGGGAAAACAGTCTTAACTGTTAATGAACTGATTAAGAAGTGCCTCCAATGTCCTTTGCCAAGACCTAGATATTATTACATAGCACCTACCTATTCTATGGCAAAAAGGATAGCGTGGGATTATCTTAAATACTACACAAGTGTACTACCAAACATGGATTACCATGAAACAGAACTTAGAGCAGAACTTCCTAATGGGGGGAGAATACAGCTATTAGGTTGTGAGCGACCTCAAACCCTAAAGGGTTTGTATATAGATGGAGTAGTTCTTGATGAGGTGGCCCAAATGCCACCGAAGATGTGGACAGAAGTAATTAGACCTGCCCTATCGGACAGGGAAGGCTTTATGATTGCCATAGGCACTCCTCAAGGCCACAATGCTTTTTTTGACTTGTATCAACATGGTGTGCATGACGATAAATGGTACACCAAGTTATTTAAGGCAAGTGAAACAAAAGTCGTCAAAGAAGAAGAATTAGCAGAGGCAAAAAAAATGATGCCTCCTGAAATATACGAGGCTGAGTATGAATGTTCATTTGAAAGTAATGCGATTGGCTCTATTTATGCTTTAGGCTTAAATAAAGCAGATGATGAAAAACGCATAACAAAAGTACCTTATGATCCAACAATAAAAGTAAATACTTTTTGGGATTTAGGTATGCAAGATAAAACAGCGATTTGGTTTTGTCAGCAAAAAGGAACAGCTATTCATCTCATAGATTATTTTGAAGATAGTGGTGAATCACTAGAATATTACGCAAATGTATTAGATGACAAAAAGTATGTGTACGATACACACTATTTGCCACATGATGCCAATGTTAGAGAAATAGGAACAGGTAAATCAAGGGTAGAAATAGCACAGTCTTTAGGTCTTGTTACAAGCATAGTTCCTAAGATGAGTATAGAAGATGGAATTAATGCTGTACGCATGACTTTAGAAAGATGCTATTTTGATTTTGATAAAACAAAAGAAGGCTTAGATGCACTTCGTCAATACAGATGGGCTGTAGATGACAAGGGCGTAGCTAAAAATAGACCAGAGCATAACTGGACTTCCCATAGTGCAGATGCTTTTCGTTATCTTTGTACTGGATTACAAGAAACGAAAAACTGGAATACAGAAATTAAATATCCAAAATTAGGAATAGTATAGATGAAATTAACAAAAGATAGATTATTAGCTTTAATCTCACAGGAGATCACAAACTCCATAGGATTTTATGGTGGTAATCTAACCGAACAACGCAGGAACGCCTTAAAGTATTATTTGGGTGAACCTATGGGAAATGAAGTAACAGGTCAATCCCAAGTTGTTTCACAAGATATGTTAGAGGTTGTAGAGAACATTTTGCCAAGCATGATGCGTGTCTTTACACAAGGCGAAAAAATTGTACGCTTTGAGCCTACTGGCCCTGAAGATGTAGAATATGCTGAACAAGCAACTGATTTTATTAATCACATTTTTAATGTTGATAATAATGGGTACGCTATTTTGCATACTATGTTTAAAGATGCTTTAATATCTAAAAATGGATTTGTTAAATATTATTGGAAAACAACCAAAGAACAAAAAAAAGAATATTACGAAAACTTAACTGAACCAGAATATCAAGCACTCCTAGCCGATCCTGAAGTAGAAATTATTGAAGTTGATGAAAAGGCAAAAGAATTAGATATTGATAGTGTTGATTTTGATGAAGTAGTTTTCAATGTACGAGTAAAAAGAGTTAAAGACTATGGGAGAGTAGTCATAGAGTCAGTTCCTCCTGAAACAATACTTGTAACCTCAACAGCAACCAGTCTTGATGACTGTAACTTTATAGGACAACGAGTATTTAAAACACGATCAGAACTTATCAATATGGGTTTTGATAAAAAAATTATAGACAAACTACCTCCTGCCGATCAAGACCTCTATAATAACGAGGCTGTTACAAGAAGGGACTATGATGATGCTGATATGCCACAAGAATATCAGAACATAGATCCTGCCCTAACTGTCGTGCAGGTTGTAGATTGTTATATGAAATGCGACTACGATAATGATGGTATAGCAGAATTACGCCACATTGTAGTAGGTGGTAATGGTTCAAATGCGTATTATGTTTTAGAAAACGAAGAAATAGAGCAAATACCTTTTGCTATGGTATCACCAGTTCCTATGCCTCATAAATTTTATGGTCTTTCCATGTATGATTTAATTGGCGATATACAGCAAGTTAAAACAACATTACTTAGACAAATTTTAAACAATGCGTATTTACAAAATAATTCACGCAACATTGTTGTAGATGGTCAAGCCAACATAGATGATTTACTTACTTCAAGAGCAGGTGGCATTGTTAGAGTTAAATCTCCTAATGCAGTAACACCAATGACAACACCAAACTTTATGCAAGAAGGTTTGGCTATGATAGATAAAGTAGATCAAATAAGAGAAGCTAGATCTGGTGTAACAAAAATGCAAATGGGACTAGATCCTGATATTATTAATAAATCACATACAACAGCAACATCAACAAATGTGATGATGAACGCAGGTACACAAAGAATAGAATTAATTGCTCGTAATTTTTCAGAAGGCATTAAACGATTATTTCAAGGCATACTAACTTTAGTGTGCAAACATCAAGAACAAGAACGCATTATACAACTAAGAGGAAAGTTTGTATCTATGAACCCTAGAGAATGGGTTGATAGATATAATGCAACAGTACAAGTGGGTTTGGGAAGTGGCTCTCAAGATCAACGCTTAGAAGTTTTAGGGAGAGTCCTAGCTGTTCAAGAAAAATTAATTGGAGCAGGGGGTATGGGTATTGTTGATCCACAAAAGATTTATAATACTTTATCAAAATATTTGGAAAATGCAGGGTATAAAAACGCCAATGAGTTTTTTAACAATCCTGCTACCAGTCCTCCACCTCCACCTCCTCAGCCTGATCCTGCTATTCAATTAGCACAGCAAGATTTACAAATGCGACAACAAAAAGATCAAGCTGAATTACAATTAAAAGCTCAAAAACAAAAATCTGATGAATTAATAAAAGCAGAAAAATTAAATTTAGATCAACAAAAATTAGCAACAGAAATTGTGAAACAAGAACAAGGAAAAGAATTGGAAAAAGAAAAATTAGCAACAAAAATAATTGATAGTGCTATGATAAGTGAGGAGTACAACTAATGGCTTTCACTCCTTTTTTTCAAGGCACAGATGCACAAAATTTAATTACAAATTATTTAAGCAAAAACATTACAGCCGATACATCAATGGAAGCTGAAGATATGAACCAACATGGTGTATTTCGTAATCCTTATTCGCCTGAAGGTTTCTATGCTAATGAAACAGATGTACACCCTGTTGAAGCCTATAAGCCACCTGTAGAAGGTGAAGATGGAGTACCAAGTTGTGAAGAAGGTTATGTGTATGATTCAACTTTAAAATCATGCGTTTTTGTCGGATATGGAAAAGACAGCCAACAAAGTAGTGATGATAGAGATGATCCTGAAGAAAGACCTTATATGTCTATTGAAGATATGCAAAACGCATCAAATAAAGAATTACTTGATTATTTAAAAAGTGGTTGGTTAAAAAACAGTTTGTTAGGTTATCTTCCAAGCAAAGGTGGTAAAGTAACTTTAGGTGGTAACTTTATGCCTTTACAATTTCAAATACCTTTTGGAAAACAAAATGCTTTAAGAAGAAATGCTATAA